TCAATTTTTATAGATAGAAATCTGATCGATGAACTCTTCCGGTGGCAAGAACAGCGTATCGTAAGGGGCATCATCAGGATGCTCATATTCCTCTGGCTCATTCAGCGGGCCTTCCAATACAACAACATCTCCATATTCCTCGTATATACCATTCACAATGGTACCGCCGCCCGGAATTTCGTAAGACAGCTCAAAGCCTACAGCGTCACCATCATCATCAGTGATGGCTACAATGGAGCTCTGTGAGAGTGAGATAAGCTCACCGTCATGTTCGAAAGAATCTGGTATTTCGATAGTTACTCTACCTACGGTCCTTCTGATCATACTGCCTCGCATTTACAGAGATAAGGGGACTTTGTCCCAGTTGAAACGTCACTATACCTCTTATAAAAACCGAAATCACCGAGCATATTTAGTATAACGAACACTCTCGCATTGAGCCTGCATGAGGCTATTTGTTGCGCGTCGAGTTGTATGCCTCTGGTATAGCTCTGATCGGTGAGGGTGTGCACCAACTAGATGAGTGGCCATCAGCCTGATTCGCGTAGGGGGATGTAGCTAAATTGCATTTTTCATATCGATTGAATCTGTCGACAACTTACTGATAAATAATATTTTTTCGGCATTGACGGCGTACCACCTCGATCATTTCCAATCTTAACAATTTCCACGTAATTCTAAAATATTAAATATATTCAATGGCTTATGTTTTTCTTTTGCTGTTTTGGCCATATTTAAGCTGTAAAATCCTGCAAAAAAGATCCTTCTTTGCAGATCCTCAATGCTCTGCGGATCCTTTATCTGGCGCGGTCTGGGTATATGGTTTTGCCGTAATCCACTTTTGCAAAAAAATTTCCTAGTGAAGCCCGCAGGCGGGAGCGGATGAGCGCGGATTCCGTGGCGCAGACGCCGCCGTGGGCTTTTCCGTGGTGTTCTGGCTGCTGTGCTCGGCTCTGTACGTCGCGTATGATGTGCGCCTGCCTGACGGTGCCCATACATGCGGCGCCTTTCCCTAGCCATGCTTTGGTGCTGTCAGGCAGATAGAAGAAGGCCCCACAATGTGGGGCCTTCTTCGCTTGGTGGGCTACTCGATGATGGGGGAGAGGGTCTTGGCCAACTGGCCAGCCTGCTTGCTCTGGCCGTTGAAGGTATCGGCATTGGTGGGGGCCGGCCCGCCGTGGGTATGGCTCGCGGTGGTTGCGGCCAGCTGCTCCACCAGGTTCATCAGTTGGAGCAGCAGCCTGAAGATGTTCACCCCCTCTGTGCCCATCCACGAACGGGGTGCCTCGAAGTGCTGAAGCTCACCGGCCACACTGCGCCGCAGTTGCCCGATCACCTCCACCAGATCACCGGCCGCGGTGTGACTCATGTTGCCCAGGCTCCCCGCCACCCAGTCATCACCGGCCAGCAGCTCAATGGCCCCGAGCGCCTCGATGCGCTTCATGGCCCCGATCTGCTCCACGCTGTGCTGCTGGGTGGTGAGTCGGTGCTGGCCGAACTCGCCCAGGTAGTCGTCCGCCTCGCGGTGCATCAGTAGCGCCTTGTCATGCTGGGTGCGGTCGGTGTGGCGGCGCTGGTTGCCCACGGTATCGGTGCGGCTGAACACTTCGGCCCGTTGCTGCTGGAGCTGTTCGCCTGGGGCGATATCCGGCAGCGGCCAGTCCGAGCCCAGCACGGTGCGGATAAATGGCCGGTCAGCACGACCGAAGGCAAACCCCAGCTCGACTATCGTCCCCTCGATGGGAAACTGCAGCAGCCCCTGCTCAGGCCCGCCGAACATCCCCGGCAACGGCACGGCGCGATAGAGTGGGGCGGCCTTGTCCGGCTGGCCATCTTCCCCCAGCAGTTGCACATCCACGGCATAGCGCGGGCGAAACGGATCATTGAGCTGGCCAGCGGCCGCGCTGTCGCTGATGGCCTCGACCCGTCCGAACTTGGGCAGGTGCATCTTGTCGGCCAGCTCCGGGAACTCCCCCTCCATCTTGCGCCGTTCCGGCGACTTCACTGGTTTCCCTGGGGTCGCCGTGGTCAGGGTCATCTCGTCCCCTTTGAGCCGCACCCGCTCCACTCGCTTGCCGTTGACGATGGCGCCCGGGCGCATGGCCGGGATCGGTGCCGTGGTCAGGGTGTTGCCCGCCTGTCGGCTGGAGAAGGCCGGATCCAGCTCCACCGCCCGATCGGCCCAGCGACTATGGGCGTGACTGCCCACGAAGATGGCGCCATCCGGTTGCTGATGCCAGATGAAATCCGGCACCGCAAAGGCGCGCCCGGCGTTGTTCAGCAGCTGATAGCCGGTACCTGTACTGGTGAAGTTGGGGATTGGCCGATCGGTATAGTCGGCCCCATCCGGCAGCAAAAAGGTGAGTTTGGTCTGATCGCTCAGCCAGGCCAGCAGGCCGCGCAGGGTGGCGTGCTGAAGGCTGACCGGAAACGAACTCCCCAGGATCCCGGCCAGCTCACGGCACAGCAGCTTGCTGGCGCCATTGCTGGCGGGCTGCACGTCATACACATATCCGGTAAACCAGCGCCGCAGCTCGCCGTTATAGCCCACATCTACCGTCAGGGCCTGTCCCTTCTCCGCGCTGCCCTCAATAGTGAGAGCGGCGCGACCGCCGGCGCAGAGGTCCAGCACGATGTCGTGATCGATGAGTTTGGCCAGTTGGTTGCCCAGGGTCAGGTTGGTCGAGAGTTTCACGCCATCAGGTCTCCCAGTTTGTTATCAAGCCCCTTGATGGCCTGCTCCCATGAACTCAGCTGTTCCTGCTCGGAAGCGGGCGCCCCCTCTGATGACTTGGCCGGTTTGGTGTTGGCGTTGCCCTGGCCCACGGTGGCGGGCGCCTTTGGCATCCGCTGCTCCCGCTTCTCGGGCACCGAGTTGTGCTCGCGCAGGGTGAACTGCACTTGCCACGCCAGCAGCCCCTCCTGTTCGCTGGCGGTGATGCGCCCGGCGAACTTTGCCTGGCGTACCTTCACCGACTTGGCCAACAGCGACCCGACCCGGTAGATATGGCGCTTGCCGCCATCCCCCTTGGCATCAGCCAGCTCAAACAGACGGCTCAAAGCCTGTTCGTCATTGAAGGGGACCAGGCCCGAGATATCGAGCTCCTTGGCCTTGGCGCCCTGCTCCGAGCTGCTGGTCGAGCTGGTCTGGCCGCTGCTGTCCTTGTCCTGAAACTGCATTGATACGGTGATCCGCATCGACTTCATCACAATCGGCTCACCGTCCAGGGTGAGCATGGCGGTTCGGCTCATGGGGTTAACTCCTGCCAGAATGTGAGCGGGGAGGGGGAGAGCAGCAGGGCGCCGACCGTCATGCTGTGGCTGTGGTCCGGCGGGCTGCTCTGGCCCAATTGGGCGGCGAGGCTGGCTGCGTCTCCCTGGGCTTGCCAGTGCCACAACTGGCCACAGATGGCCGTCAGCTGGCTGAGTGTTTGCTCCAGCTCGGCCAGCTTGGCAGCCCGACGTTCTGCCAAGCTGGCCAGCTGGGTGATGGGGGTAGTGGTCCCCTGCGTCAGGCTCTCCAGTTGGGCGAGCTCGGCCCCGAGCAGTGAGCGAGCCGAGCGCAGCGGATCCCATACCAGCGGCTCATCGGCTTTCCAGCGCGGTACCTTGGCGGCGGTCGGCTTGCTCATGGCATCGTTGTGGGCGGTGAGGCGGCGCAGGGCTGCGCACCACTCTGGTAGTGGCAGGATGGCGCAAAGCGGTGCCAAGGCGTCGGCTAGCACAGTTTCGCTGTTACCGGTGACCAGCCAGGCGATGGCATGCAATTGGCCAGTCGGTAGCAGAGGGTCTGCCCCGTCCTGCAACTTGGCGGCAAGGGTAGTCACCGCGTTGGGGGCGGCCAGGCTGTACTGGTTGCCCGGGTGCTGGCCCACGCCATGCTGATAGGGGGTGACCGTCAGGCAGCGGCCGGTGACTAGCAGCCTATCGAGCTCTGCCCGCAGGCCTGCCAGCGTAGCCGCGGCCTGACTGATGGGCGTGGGGCGGTATTGCGTCCTGGGCGCCAGAGCTTGCAAGCGGGCCACGGCATCAGCCTGGCTTTCAGCTAGTTGGCCAAGTATCCCGCTGGCGCGGGAGTGTATCGTCTCGGTGCTGGCCGGCCAGCGCAGCGTGCCTTGTGTCCAACTCATTGCGGGGTATCCGGCCAGGTGACATCGGTGGGCCATCCGTCGCTTTGTGGCAAGCGATAGAGGGCGACCCGGTAGTGTTGCCAGGCGGTGAGCTGGACCTTCTCGCGCTCGCTGATGACGCCCAGTTTGTCGGCATCCTCCAGTGGCGCCATGGTTGTCGCGGCGTGCTTCAGTTTGCTGTCTAACACCGCAAGCTGTTCATCTTCGGTGGGTGGGGATTCAGTAAATTCGCCCACGGGACCAAATTCGCCAAAAAGGGCTCGGGTATAAAGTTCCCGACCATGCTCTGCAGAGTCATCTGGCGTTGCCGAAAATGGCACTTCGCAATCAGGCAGGTGAGCAAATCGCACAACCAGAGAGATGGCGGTTTTATCCCGGTTTCCCCATGTCGGCGAGCGGGCCGTCAATACGTCAAGTTTCATAAAGTGACTCCTTAAGCGACACGGATCCAGGTAGTGATCTGCGGTTCGACATAGCCACTGTTGGCAAAGGCTTGTCCTTGGCACTGCCAGGTGCCGGGTAATGTGCCGCCTGCCGATGCAGAGGCGCTCGATATGAGTAGATTTGAGCCCGCAACACGAGCGCCGGGAGAACAAGCTGCAGCGCCCTTTCTGCGTGCAAGTACCACAGCCCCTACTGCATTCCAGGCACCAGCAATGACATCTTGATTACCTTGGGCTGCGGTGTGGTTGTGTGCACTCGGTGGCATAGTGGCCGGTTTGCCGCTCACTTCGCTCCAAGCGGGCCAGCGGGTAGCCGTGGCGGGCGCCCCGCTCACTTGCGACCAGGGATGGGTATGCGCTGCTGGCGGCATGGTGGTGGGCTTGCCGGTGACCTCCGCCCAGGAGGGCCAGCGAGTGGCCGTGTCGGGGACATCGGTCACTTCTACCCAGCTGGGCCAACGGCTGGCGGTGGCGGGCACCTGGTCGAGATCGCCCCAGTTGTGGCGGTGGCAGCCGTCCTTGATCTCCACCGCGATGGTGACGCCTTTGGCATCCTCCAGAATGCCTTTGCCAGCGACATCGCCGGTCAGCTCGATGGTGCGTTTGCGACGCACGTCTGTCACACTGCCGTCGGCATTGACGATGGCCACCTTGGCCACATGGTGCTGATAGCCGTTGCTGTCCAGGTAATCCACCATGTCCGGCACGCTCAAGGTGAGGGTGAAGTGGTTCACCCAGGCATCGAGCAGGGAGCCTGCCCGGTAGATATCGAGCCAGAGCCCTTCAGGCTTGGCACCCGGCATCACCTTCTTGACCTCGTTCAGTTCCGCACGCAGGCCGCCGACATAGGCCACCCCGGGCTGCACCTTGTAGACCCCTGATTCGTTGACCAGCTTGAAGCCATCCCCGTAGAAGGTGGCCGGCCCGAAGAACTGCAGCGCCTGCAGGCGCAGGTCATCGTCCATTCCGCGCAGGCGGGCGGCATAGTCAATCTGCCAGGTGCTTGCATCCACATGGGTGGCGGTCGCCTCCGCGGCGCGGTCGTACTCCATCAGCATGGATTTCACCAGGCTGTTGCCGGTCTGGCCGGCCACCTCATCGGTCTTGAGCTTGGTCTCCATGCCCTTGTGCACAATCATCCCCACCATGCCGCTGGCCTTGTTGATGAGGTACATGGCGTTAAAGCTGAAATCACCGACCGTGGTGTCCATCACGATGGTGTAGGCCACCGCATCGTTGTTGATGCGCCCTCGCTGATCCACCCCATGGCGATGCACAATCTGGCCCGCCGGTGGCAGGCCGCTGTCCGGGTTGATGGGGGCGGCAGGATCGAGATCCGGCACATTGGCCAGCACGAACTCATCGAGCACCACCGGCACTTGTGTTGCGAGGCACTCCTGCCAGTAGCGGGAGAAGGCGTTGGTAATGATTTGGCTCATGGGTTCCTCTTAAGCGTCGCGCCAAACACCTGCTGGCTCATGTCGATGCAACCAAAGCACAAGGTACTGGCGACCGGATAAACCACCTGAAAGCGATAGCGGCGGCAGGTGCGGCCATAGTGTTGAATGAGGGTTTCCATCAGTTGCTGGTTGGCGGCGAGGGCGCTGTCGGTCACCTCGATGGTGATGACATCCCAGGGCGCCCCCTCTTGCCGTTCGTGGATATCGCACCAGCCGATGCCCAGGCGCTCGAAGATGCGCTTAAAGCCCGCCACCTCGCCAGCATCCCTGGCATTCACAAAAGCGAACTTGACCCGTTTGCGGAACAGCGCCAGCGGCTCGCCATTAAAGCGGCTGATGTCCCGCTCCCAGGCAAGCAGCGCTAGCAATGACTCCGAGCAGGTGAGCGGGTCTTGCTGGGCCAGTGGCAGCAACAACCACCCCTTGAGCCGTTGCCAGAAGGCGTTGATGCCCTTGGCCAGAAACCCGGGCTCGGCGTGGGCCGGGCTGATGGTGTAGCCATCCTCCCACCAGGGGGCGCTGGCATCGGGAAGCCGCGGCGCCTGCTGGTTGTGTTCAAGCGGGGTCTGATTAGTCATGTAAGGTCACCTCCAGCGTGTTCAGGCGCGGGATAGCCAGACCCGAGACGATGTCATCTTGCGCAAACTTGAGGCTTTGCAGCTGCGGGAATTGGCTGTGCAGCTCGCGGGCCAGTTGCGAGAGGGAGAAGCGCGAGCGCGGCCAGGTACGGGTGACGCTTGGAAAATCTGCCGATTGGCGAAACGCCGCTTTGACCAGGGACTCGGCGCCTTGCTTGAGGGCTGCTTTCTGCTCATCGGTGAGGTTGGCCACCGGCCACAATTCCAGTGTGAGGCTGTGCTGGGTCTCCGGCATCGCCATCACGAACAGATCATCGCCGTGGCCATGGTTGCCCTGGCGGCCCACGTAGTCGTTGAGCTGGCTGATAAGGCTTGCCGGTGTGGCACCCACCTCCAGCAGGATGTAGGCGTTGGCGGTACCGGGGCCCCGCGGCGCTTCATGCTCGAAGAAGATGTGATCGGCACGAATGCCAGCGACGCTCGCCAGCATCGAGCGGTAGATGGCGTCGATGTGATAGCGGCCCACCGCCGAGAACTGGTTCTGAATGCGCAGCCCCAGCGCGTCATTGCTCTCGGCATCGGCGCCCTGGGTGGTGATCCACTCCTTGTCATCGTTGCGGGCCGACAAAATGCCGGTGACCGGTTCGCTCAGCAGGTTGTAATAGCCCGGGGCCAGATTCCAGGCCGCGCCTGCGAACTCGGCCTCGCACACCACGCGGGCCACCGCTTCACCGGCCGGGCTCACCACCGCTTGCAGGGGCCTCATCCGGTAGATGGTGCCGTTGATGCGCTCGGTGCTGACCCAGATATCGGCCGGGATGGTGACCGCTTCGCCAGGACTCACTTTGACGAAGTTGATCACCCCGCGGGTCTTCTGGGCGCCCTTGCGGGTCAAGTCCACATCCCACGCCTTGAGGTCGAGATAGGCATCGGTGGCGGTGGCGGCAAAGGTGTTGGGCAGCACATGGCCGGCCAAGAGGGTGCGGATAAGCCAGAGCGCCGGGGTGATCACCACGCCGCGCACCAGCCGCCAGAAGGGGCTCACATCGCTGTCATTGGTGATGAGGGAGCCGGCGGCCTCGACCTCTTTCTTGAGCTCGGCCTCCATGGCCTGCTCGGTGGTCGGCACGCCGGTCTCGGCCAGCAGGGCCATAAAATCCACGGTAGGGCGCAGGTTCACAGGGTTACCTCCAGATCGCCAAATTCATAGGTGCGGGCGGTGACCAGCACCCGCTCGGGGGCCTCCTCCCGGATCACGATGGTGCCGGGCACCAGTCGTTCGTCGTTTTCAACCAACAGCTCGATCTCGGTCATCACATCGGCGCGCAAAGTAGGGCTGCGCTCGCCAATCAGCTTGCGGGCCAGCCCCGACTCCATGATCCGGTGCTTGATGTCCTGGCCGATGCTGTGGCGGTCCCGGGTGTAGCGCGGCTGACCGCCGGCATCCAGCTGCCAGGCGCCGTTGACCACCAGAATGTCGATGTACTTGGGGTCGCTCATTACGGTGTCTCCAGCCAGGCGTTCTCGGCCAGCTGCTCTGGCGTCATCGGGTTCTGGTTGTGCATGTGCACTTCCCCGATACTCAGGTACTTGGGCGGCTTCTGGTTGGCAGTGGTCGCGGCCGCGTTGGCCTGGATCAGCTGCTGGCCCAGCCCGCCAGCCGGTACCCGGCTTTGGCTACCCTGGCTAAAGCGGGCGAGGGGCGCGTTGATGTTCTCCTGATTGGGCAAGTTGAGATCCGGCATGCTGCCCATCTCGATATTGACGCCCGGGATCATGTTCAGCTTCTCGACCAGCCAATCCACCGCCTGTCCGAGCAGCTTGAACACGCTCCAGTCGGCCATGCTCTTTTTCAGGTCGTCCCAGTAGTAGATGGCCGCCGCCACGGCACCGATCAGCAGCACGATGCCCGCCACGATCAGGCCCACAGGGTTGGCATACATGGCGATGTTGACCGCCAGCAGGATGGCGCGAAAGGTCGCCATCCCCGCATTGAGCAGGGCGAGCGGGGCGGTGATGATGGACCAGGCGATACCAAGGCCCAGGGTGGCCAGCTTGGCCAAGCCGGCGATCAGCATCCAGGTACCGGTGACCATGCTCAACCCCACGATGGCGAGCAGGGCATAGCTGATGACCTTGGTCAGGTTCGGGAAAAGATGCGTCCAGCGCAGCACCTCGTTGGCGCCATCGGCAAAGACGCTCATCACGGCGTTGATGGCGGGCAGCACCACCCCGAAGGCAGCGGCGCGGATGGCAAACCAGGCTTGCTCGACCCGCTGCCACTGGTCGGTCATGGCGGCGGCCATCTGCTCGGCCTTGCCCATGCCGTGGGTGTTGGCCAGCGCGTTGATGTTGGTGGCGAGCCCCTTGGTGTTGGTCATCAAGAGCTTTACCATGCTGACCGCTTCATCCGAGCCGAATGCCTTCTTGAGCTCGTCCCCTTCGGCCACGCTCAGGGTGTCGCCATAGCGCGCCTTGAGTTTGTCCAGTACGGTGAGCACCGGCAGCATGTTGCCCGCGGCATCGGTGAACTGGATGCCGAGCGCCTTCTGGGCATTGCCGACGCCCGCCAAGAAGGCTTTGAATTTGGTACCCGCTTCGCCGCCGCTCATGGTGGCTTGCAGCTGGCCGAGCACGGCGAACTGTTCATCCATCGAGATCCCGGCAGCGGTGGCGTTGGCCCCGATCGCCCCGAAGGCATCAGCCATGCCCTGGCCGGTGGTCTTGAACATCTGCACTGCGGTGGCGGTTTTTCCTGCCAAGTCTTCCACCCAGTTGGCCTTGCCCATCATCTTGGCTTGCTGCTCGAAGATGCCGTACATGGTGCCCATGTAGTTGGTGATGGTGGCGGTATCGGCCTTGGTGGCCTTGGCCAGGGTGGTGGAGGCGCGGGTGAAGGCGGGCAACTCGTTACCCTCCAGCCCGGCAATGGCCGACTGGATATCGTAGGAGGAGCGGACAATCTCGGTCGCCGACTCCCCGTACTTGATAGAGAGCTTCAATGCCTCACGCCCCAGCGCCCCGAGCACATCCTTTTGCACATCAAGCGAAGCCACCTCGCCCAGCGCCCGATCCATCTCGATGGCGGGGCCCAGGGCAGACTGGATCGCCATGCCGCCGGCGGCCACCGTGGTGGCCCCCATTGCCATGCTGCTCCAGCCCTGGCGGCCAGCCTTGCTGACCTTGTCCATCTGGGCATTGATACCAGCAAGGGGCTTGGTGACTTGATCCACCAGAGCCACCTGCATCATCAATTTTTCCATCCAGGCCATAGGTCGTTATCCGTTGAATGCGTTGGCGATGCCCTCGGCCACCGCGGTGGCGTGGGACTCCCGGGCGTGTCGGTCTAACCAGAGGGCGCGGGCCAGGCTGTCGATATCGTCATCATCATGGGGCAGGTAGTGGCGCCGCAGCGCCAGTGCCTGCTCCAGGTGATTGCGCTCGATGGCCTCGGCGCGCCCAGTCAGTTTTTTACGGTGATCTCCAGTGTCGGGGCGAACTGCTCGTTGATGGCGCCTGCCAGCTGCAGTGCAGCGCCCGGACGTTTGAGCAGCTCATCGAGCGCCTCTTTGCTTTCCTGGCAGACGATCTTTTTCAGGTAGTTGTGGGCCGGCGCCACCTTGTCGCTCGGCATCATGTCGTTGATAAAGCCGTTGTAGGCCACCATGGTGGGGGCGAATTTCAGCTCTTTACCGGCTACTTCCAGGGTGATAATCGGTGTTGCCATTAGTTGGTTTCCTCTTGTTCAATCCAGTTGTTCAGGGTGTCGAGTTGGGTTTGGCAGCGGCGCAAGGCCGTCTGCAGGGTGGGGATAAACCGCACGGCATCGCCGTAGGTGTTCCCCGTAAAATCAGGCTCCGGGCAGTGGGGCACCAGCCCTGGCGGCGGTAGCCGCTTGACTACCCGCGTTTGCATCACCGTTGTGGGTTGGCTGGAGCAGGCGCAGAGCGCCAGCAGGCAGAGGCTCGCGAGCGCAGTCCGGGCGGCCCGCCGGTGGCGTGGCCAGCGCTTGTTGCAGTTCATCGGCGGTCTTCCTCTGTTGTTGGTCGAGCTCGGCCAGAGCGGCGTTCTGGGTGCCCAGCAATTTGCGCAGCCCGGCGGCATCGCGCTGCAGTGTTGCCAACTGGCTGGCCTGCTGCTCGTTGGTCTGCTGCAGGGTGTGGATGGTCTCGTTGGCGGTGGCGAGCGCCTTGCCCCGGCTCTCCAGCATCCGGCTGCCAAGAAACAGGGCGGCGCCCATCGCCAGCACCAGGACCAGCAGCACATTGGAAAGCAGTGCCTTGAAGGTGCTCATGCCAGCACCCCGCCGAACTCGGTGAATTTGGCCAGCAGGTCGGCCAGTTGGTGCTCGCGCTGCCCGTAGCCGGCGCCCGGCAGGCTGGCCCAGATGTTGGCGCACTTAGGCACAGCCTCGCGGATACGCCCCTTGAGCACATCGTCCAGTGCCTTGCGCTCGCGAATAAGCTGGATGGCCCAGGCATCTTGCGACTCGGGGCCAAAGTCCGGCAGACCGAGCTGGTCGCGGTAGTGGGCCCAGTGCTTTGACAGGAACTGATAGCGGCCAGCCGCGGTGCTGCTCAGGGTCTTGTTGACCTGCACCAGCACGTTCGGGTGGGTGGCGTAGCTCTCAAAGAACCCCGCCGGATTAACCAGCTTGTTGTACCCGTCATCGCCTCGCCCCTTGGTGCCTTCGGCATAGGCGAGCATGTCGAGAAAGGCAGCCACTTGCGGGTGGCAGTGACTACGCGGCATCGTTGTTCCCCCTTTTGTTCAGCACGGTCTTGGCCTTTTCGCGGATGATGTCCACTCCGAGCAGTCCCACCACGCCCCCGATAAAGGGGGCGGCCTCGTAAGGAACGCCGAGCAGGGTGGTGCCCGACGCCGCGGCCAGGGTGATGAGGCCGCACAGGGTGGATTCGATCAGACGGCGGCGCCCGCTGCCGCCGTCATAGGTGATGCGCATGAAGGAGATGCTCAGCGCCAGCAATGCCCCGGACACGGCGGGCCAGTTGTCCATCAGCCAGGCCATCAGGGCGGCCCAGAGGGTGGGGTCTTTGTTCGGCATAGGGTTCATATCCCGTTCTCGTTATTGCCCGCGTCGCTCGGCGCGGCTCTGGCAGGGGACACACAGCCGCACCCCCGGCACATGTTGACGGCGTGCTGCCGGGATGGGGTCGCCACACTCTTCGCACTGGTGCCGGCTCTCCCCTTGGTAGCGCCCTTTGCCCACCTGGTTGGCCAGATGCACGGCCAGCATCCGGGCGGCGTGGCTGTTTGCGCGGTCGATATCGTCCACCTGGCCCCCTTACCCTTTGAGATGGCGGGTGTCGTCATCCGAGAGGTACGGCACGCCATTGATGTGAACGAAGTCGGGAGAGGTGACGATGCCCTTGAGCTTGTGCACCCCCTTGCTGCCCCCCTTGGGGTCGATGTCGAGCAGGTCGGCGATCTGCAGCTTCACGCCGAAGGCCTCCACCTTCATGGTTTCGTCGCCGGTGTCGGCGTAGAACAGCACATCGTCCGGTTTCATCCCGCGCCAGCTGCCGGACCGTTTGGCGGCATCGCTCAGCAGCTTGAAGTTCTTGGCATCGAGCTCGAACTCGCACTCGGCCGATACCTCGCCATCCACATAGCCGTCAGGGATGCCGCGGGTTTGCGCCACGGCACTGCTGTCGGTGATGGAGAGGCTGGCCTTCTCGACGTGCACCATGATCCCCATCAGGGTGGTGTCGAAGCTCTGGCCTGAAATGCGTCTGGTCATGGGTTAGCCCTCCCCATTGGTGAGGCTCAAATCGAGCATGATGTTGATGGTGATCCCCTTGGGGCAGTCCACGGTGCGGATCACCACGTAGATGGAAACGTGGTTTTTGTCGGTCCACTGGATAGCGATATCGCCATCTCGGGGGGAGGTGATTTCGCCCGGGAACGGCTGGCCGTTGATGGTGGTGGTCCTGGCCATCTCGCGCAGGTCTTTGCCAAAGTAGAGAATGGCGGCGGCGGTGCTGCCTGGAGTGGAGTTGAACGAGCGATCGCCGATACGGGCAATGGCGCGTACCCGCATCCGGCGCGCCACCTTGTAGGCCACCCGCAGGTTTTCGATCACCTGGTAGTCACCGCCCTCAGCGTCCAGGGTGCGGCCATCGGCCCAATAGATGCCGTCATAGTCCGGGTACCACATCGGTACCGAGAAACGGTTCTGCTCCAGGGTCTGCAGGGTCGCCAGCGGCAGCTCAATCCCGTCCTTGTCTTTGGGCTTGTTGCCAAGGCCGACCAGGGCACCGGTTTTCACCCGGCACGGGGTATCGGCAATGCTCACCGCCCGGTTGCACAGGCGGCCGGCATAGGCGCCAGCGAGGTTGGGCCACAGCTGCGGCAGCAGGGTGACGGATTCGGCCTTGATGCCATCTTGCAGGGTGACCAGTGCCGCCTCGTAGTCGCTCCAGCTCTGGCCATCCGGCTCGGCGGCATTGATCCCCGCGACCGCCAGCAGCATGAACTGCCAGCGACCCCACTTGGCGATCAGCTCCTGGTTCAGCGCATGGGCGGCGTTGATTTTTGCCTCGTCCCACTCCTGACCCAGCACCACCACCCCTTCAAAGGATTGGGTCTTCTGGGCCGCGCGCACCGCCTCTTGCCAGTCCATGTCGGTGGGCAGCACGAAGGCGGCCGCCGTCCAGTTCTGGCCGGCGTTGGCCATGGCGGCCAGCAGGTTGGTTTTGAGCTCGCTGGCGGGCTCGCCCAGCAGCTTGTCAAAATCGCTCTGGGTATTGAGGGAGAGCAGCTTGCCGGTATTGCTTGGCGCCGTGCCGACAAACAGCAGGTGGCGCTCGACCTCGGTCACGGGCCCCTGCATCTGGTTCAAGTTGTTGATCTGTACATAAGGCCACATGGCGTTATTTCCCCTTCATCTCTTGCTTGTTGACGTCCCAGCCGTAGTCGATGCTCTGCAGGGCGCGGGCAAAGGCTTGCTCTCGTTGTTTGGCGTTGGCGCCGAGGAACGGGCGGGCAGGGAGCTCAATTTCCCAGCGCGCTTTTACCGGTTCATCCTTGAGCTTCCTGATGAGCAATCCCGCCTGGGCGTAGTTGAGATTGCCGGTGATCCAGCCAAGCGAGGCCGAGCGGTATGACCCCTTGCGCGCCCCCGGGCGCTTGAATCCGAGCTCGCGCAGCTTACGGGCCTGCGCCTTGGTGGCGGGTTTGAGCTTGCTGCCCTCGCTTCTGGTAATGCGGCGCCGGCTGGCCGCGGTCACCTGATAGGTGTGTCCCTTCTGGTGGGTGTTGGCGATGACCCCGGCGTGGGCGTTCATCGTCCCCCGTTTGAACCCGAGCTCGGCCACGTCATGGCTTGGGGCATGGATCTCCAAGAGCTTGGGCAGGCCGCGCAGCATCTTGCGTTTGCCCCGCTTGCGCGGCGCCCAAGGCTGACCGTTGGGATCCTGCTGCTGGCGCACATGACGGGCCGCCAGTTTTTTAAGCTCGGCAGCGGCGCGCCACACCAGGCGCTTGCGCTTCTGGGGCGGTAGGGCCAGCAGGTTGAGCTGGTCCTGGCTGCGGCGGGCGTCCAGGGTGATGGTGATCATGCCGGGCCTCCCACCTGGTGATGGCCGGTGTCACCGACGTTCATGTCGATGTGGTCGGCCACCCAGATCTCATAGGGCGCCACCTGCCAACGCTTGCCGAGCCAGTTGATAGGGCCGCTCGGGTGCTCGATAAGGCGCAGCGGCTCGGTAAAGGCGAGCTGGATCTCGAGATCGGCACTCTTCTCATCGTTCGGGGTCACCGCGTATTCCGGGTCGGCCAGCTCGAACTGCTCGCGGAAGGTGTCGTGCTCCTGCACCCAGGCGGCAACGGCGGCCAGCAGGATGGCCGGATCCAGCTCACGAAAGGGCAGTTGCTCAACGATGAACACCGCCTGATAGGTGAGCCAGGCCACGTCTACGCCGGTCGGGCCCATGTTGCGGGATTCGAGGCGGATCGTTCCGTTCTCCATCCAGCTGTCGAGGGACTTGCGGCACTTGGCCGGCAGCACCCGGGTCAGCTCGGCGTGGAGGGCGTGCAGGAAATAGCCCTGGGCTTGCTGTTCATTCATCTCTTTACTCATATCAACGAGACCCCCGCCCGATGTTTGCCCTTGATGCTGCGCACCAGTTGCTGACTCTCTGCCAGCAGTTGGGCCCGTTGCTCAGATGCGCGCTCGGCTAGGTTGTTGGCGGCCGGCCGCTCGGTGACGCTGGCGAACTCCGGCAAGAGGGCCGCCTTGGCGCGGGCGAACACCGCGGCCAGATACTGCTCGGTTAGCGCATTGGTGCCACCCTCAAGGCTTGGCCCCGGCACCTCGGCGGCGCTGGCATAGCCCTCGGCCATCAGCGCGGCCTGGCGCATCGCCAGCTGCAGGTTGATTTCCGAGATGGCCGCTAAAAGCGCGGCGCCGGTGGTCTGTTGGTCGAGGTCGGCAGGCAGGGCGCGGCGGCGCTCAAAATCGGCCACGGCCACATCGGGCCAAAACCCGTCATTGCGGATGGTGGCGGCGCTGTAATCAATCTCCTTGCCTGCAAACATCACTGACCTCGTCTGAAAAAAGGGCTCCCCTGTAGCCACGGATCGCAGGATTCGGCGCGGGCCTTGCGGCTGGCCTATCCTCCCCGCCGGGGAGCGACGGCGCGGAGAGTCGGTTGGTTATTCGGGATTGAGCACCCGCAGGCGCATGGCAATCTTCTGGCGCAGGGTGCCGACGCCCACCTTGCTGTGCAGCTTTTCGGCCTGGGCTAGCCAATGGTCGGCCTGCTCCAAAGTGGCGCAGTCCCCCACGGCGCTCGGACGCGGCTGGCCGTCCTGGTCACGTAGCAGCTGGCAACCCGCCGCCTTGAACCACTTGGCGGTGAGCCGCTCGTTAAGGCGCCAGTCGCCCCGCACCTTGTCGAACACCCGGGAAAACCAGGGCTCGACGGCGTGGCCTTCGGCGGCGTTCTTCTCGGCCCACTCCAGCACGGTGTCGGCCACGAAGGTGGCCCAGTCGCGCTTGAAGTTGTTCGGGGTGCGCTGTCCCTGCTTGATGGCGAGCTCTGCCCAGGCGATCCCGGTGTCGAAATCGCCCACATCGAAGGCCCAGACGGTGAGCAGCTGAAACAGCTCGTTCTGATAGGGCTGGCCGGACTCGGCGACGCTAGCCAGATAGCGCTCCACATAGGGGCGGTATTTGGGCATCAGCTCGCTACGCTTCATGTTCACCCGGTCCCCAATGCGGGCCAGCTTGCGCAGGCGCGCGATGTCCTGTTCCAGGGCAATCATCTGCAGGTGCAAGCTGTCCGCCACCGCGCCGGTGGCCATGCCCGTGCAGGCGGCCTGCGTGGCCCCCTGCATGGCTTGTACCCGTTGTTTGTGGCGTTGACCCGGTGAGCTCATGGCTTAGCCTTGCTGCTCTGCAGCATCTTTGTTCTTGGCTGCTGCCTCAGCCGCTGCCGCAACCACTGCCGGATCGGCACCAATCTCGATGTCGGCCTCTTCAAAGCCGCCATAGGCCAGGTATTCGCCGATGGCATAGCCTTCCATCCGCCAGTACTGGTTATCGAAGCACTTCTTGTCCTGGTTATCCTCGGCCTTGCGCTTGCGGGTGCCGCGCTGGGTGTAGATGTGCAGGTTGTCCAGGGTGGTCACTACCATCCGCTTGCCCGGGAAGAAGGGCGGGATGTAGGCCTTGCGCCCGGCGATGGACTCGGCCAGCTTCTGGGCGGCGATCTGCTCGGTCGGTTTGGTCGCTTCGCTGTAGAGCTTGGCCTGAGCCGAGGCCACCAGATCGGTGCCGACCAGCACGACCAGGCGCGGGTCTTGGCGGAACAGCGGATCGATGGTGGTGTTGATAAGGTCGGAGGCCATCTCGTCCAGGGTCTTGTAGTTCCCCTGGCCGTTCGGGTCGAAGTAGATCTTTTGGCCTTCATCGGCCTTGATGATCTGGCTGCCGTCGTTCCACTCGCGAGCCAGCTGGTGCCAGCCTTTGTTGACGTCTTCACCCAGCGGATGGGCGGTCGGGTCGGTGTCGTCGGCCGCTTCCACGCCGTTCCAGCCGACGCGCAGCATGTCCAGGGCAAACGCCTTGTTGATGAAATCGCCCACCAGGCGCAGGAACTCGCCCTCGCTGCCCGCATTGGCCCAGACGCACAGGGTCGCCCAGTCGAGCGAGGCACAGGAATCAGTCTCGTTCAGATCGTAGGTGTTGCCGGCGACGCCGATCTTGCCGTTAAAGCGGCCATCCTTCTTGCGGCCGGTAAACAGCTTGCCGATGCCCACTTGCACCACCTGACCTTTGATCTGGTCTACGTCGAGGCAAGTGATAAGGCCCAGGAACTCGACGGAGGCGAGCAGCGCGGCGCGCAGGCCGGTTTCCACCGGACCGGTGACGCTGAACTGCTTGGCCAGTGCGTTGACGGGAATGCCGTAGGCCTTGGCCAGGGCGTTGCTGTATTGCTCCAGGCGCTGCATGGCCTGGACGGTAAGGGTCTGGCTCACGGTCGCTCCTTAATAGACTGCGGGGGTATCGTCACCGCCGAGGGCGTCCGGGCGCTGGCCCGGCTTCTCGACAGAGAACTGGTCGATCTTGCTGTTCAGTTCGCCGAACTTGTCGGTCAGGCTGGCCAGGGTCTGTTCCAGCTTGCTGAACTGCTCGGTGGTGATGCCGGGTTGCTCGTCCACCTTGGTGGGCTCGGTGACCGATTGGGTGGTGTCGTCGGTGGCCGGTTTGGCTTCCAGCTTGGCGCTGAAGGCATCGATCTTGGTGCCAAGGCCGTTAAGGGCCCCCAGCATCTGATCGAACTGTTCTGGTTTCATTTCCTCATCCTCGGGTTGGCTGGGGGGAGTCGTGGGCGCTTGCTCGCCATGGCTGGCCAGGAAGCTGAAAAACTTGGCGATCAGGCCATCGGCCTTCTCGTGCTTGGGTAGCTTGAACATGGAGAGGTCCAGCGGCTCGCTGGTGCCAACGGCCTGTCCCTTGTTGCTGTTGCTGAACTTGAGATGGGTGGTCCCGGTGCTGGCGGGCTCGTCGGTGACACCGAGGCCCAGCAGGTAGGTACGCCCCAGATCGGCGAAGTTCTCGAAGGGTTCGATGGAGCAGAACTGGTACTGGCCGTTCTGGTTGTAGTAGATGAGATCGCGATTCGGGCAGAGGATAGCGAACAGCTTGAGCTTGCCGTCCACCTCTTCGGTCTTGAGCGCCTGCACCGTGCCATAGCTGGACCAGCGATCGTGCTCCGGCCAGATGACGGCGGTGTAATAGGTCGGATCGTAGGTCTCGGCCATGTCGGTGAGCCAGTCGCGGGTAATATCCCGCCCGTCCACCGCTTTTCCTTCGGTGGCGATACAGACCCAGCCAGTTCTCAAGGTTGATTCGTTCATGCCTGCTCCCAATAGATGCGGGGTCAGGCTATCGGGTCGGCAAGGGGGTTTCATCCAGTTGTGTTCGTGGCGATTCGGATCCAGCGGAATATCCGAATTGCCTGGAACATCAGTGAGATAAGGAAGGAGAGGGGCTGGCTATGATGGCGCCATCATTCACCTGATGGAGGCGCCGTGGCGTATCCCGAAGAGATCCGCAATGCCGCGCGGGGACTTTACCTTAAACGATGGACACCCCAGGAGATCAAGGACGAACTGGGGCTCAACTCCTGCCGTGTGGTCTACTTCTGGGCCGAGAAGTACGGCTGGCGTGACCTGCTGACCGAAGAGGCGGTTGAGGATGCCATTGCCCGCCGGGTGCAGTCGCTGCTCGGGCGAGAGAAGAAGACCAGCGCCGAGCTGGACGAACTGGACCGGCTTATCGGCCACCATGTCAGCCTCAAAGAGAAGGCTATCAAGTGGGCCGAACGCCAGCAGGCCCTCAAGGCCCAACGTGAAGCCGGAGAGGAACCCGCTCCACCGCGAACCCCACGCGGACGCGGTGGCCAGGATGGCGGCCGCAAGGGCAAGGGCGGCAAGAAGGGCAAGAACGAGGTCAGCCACCTGACGGAGGCAGACTTTGCCGAGTGGCTGGGTACCCTGTTTGGCTATCAACTGCGCTGCCGAGAGGCCAAGAACGACCCGGCGTTGCCGCGCACCCGCAACATCCTCAAGTCTCGCCAGATCGGCATGACCTACTACTTCGCCGGCGAGGCGCTGGAGGATGCCATTCTTACCGGCGGCAACCAGATATTCCTGTCCGCCACCCGCGCCCAGGCGGAGGTGTTTCGCTCCTATATCTGCAAGATTGCCCAGACTTTCCTGGGCGTCACCCTGACCGGCAATCCCATTGTGCTGTCGAACGGCGCTGAGCTGCACTTCTGCTCGACCAACTCCAACAGCGCCCAGTCCCGCTCCGGCAACGTCTACATCGATGAGTATTTCTGGATCCCCAACTTCGAGAAGCTCTCGGATGTGGCCAGCGCCATGGCGACCCAATCGCGCTGGCGCAAGACCTACTTCTCGACCCCATCAAGCAAGGTGCATGAGGCGTACCGGTTCTGGACCGGGGATCGCTGGAAGGGGCAACGCCCGAGCCGGGTAGCCATCGACTTCCCGGGTGAAGATGACCTGCGCGACGGCGGCCGCGTTTGCCCGGATCGGCAGTGGCGCTACGTCATCACCATCGAGGATGCCATTCGCCTTGGCTGCAACCTCATTGACATCGAGGAGCTGAAAGACGAGTACCCGGAGGAGGTGTTCGACAGGCTCTACATGTGCCGCTTTATCGACGATGCCCTGTCGGTGTTCAAGTTCCAGGACATGGAGCGGGCCGGGGTAGACCCCAGCCGCTGGGAGGATTACAAGCCCGGGCGGCCTGATCCGTTTGGCCGGCGCGAGGTGTGGATGGGTTACGACCCGAGCCGCACCCGTGACAACGCCACCCTGGTGGTGGTTGCCCCGCCCATGGTCGCCGGCGAGCGCTTTCGGGTGCTGGAGAAGCACTACTGGCGCGGGCTCAACTTTCAGTTCCAGGCGCAGGAGATCGAGCGCATCGCCAAGAAGTTTCGGGTCACCTATCTCGGGGTCGATGTCTCCGGCATCGGTGCCGGGGTCTATGACCTCTTGAAGCCCACCTTCAAAGGGGTGTGCCACCCCATCAACTACAGCATCGAGAGCAAATCGCGGCTGGTACTCAAGATGATCGACGTGGTGGAGGCCAACCGCATCGAGTGGGACAGCGCAGATCGGGATATACCGCTGGCGTTCCTCGCCATCAAGCGCAGCACCACCGGCGGCGGCCAGATGACGTTTCGGGCCGCCCGCGACAACGTGACCGGCCACGCCGACGTCTTTTTTGCCATTGCCCACGCCGTGGCCAACGAGCCGCTCGATACCACCCGCAAACGTAAATCCACCTGGGCAACCAGCCAGGAGAGAAAGGCAGCATGACCAAGCGACACACATCCCAACCGGCCCGGGCGGCCACCCCAGCAAAGAGCGCGGTGGCGTTCAGCATGCCGGAGGCCATCGACCCCACAGCCTGGATGACCGATTACACCGGGGTGTTCTACAACCCCTACGACGAGTATTACCAGCCGCCCATCGAGCGCAAAGGGCTGGCCAAAGTGGTGCGGGCCAATGCCCACCACGGGGCCATCCTGATGGCGCGCCGCAATATGGTGGCGGGACGCTTTACCAACCAGCGCACCACGGTCACCGCCTTTGCCCACAACTACCTGCAGTTCGGGGATGCGGGGCTGCTTAAACTGCGCAACGGGTTTAACCAGGTGGTGGGGTTGCTGCCGCTTTCCAGTGTCTACCTGCGCCGGCGCGAGGATGGCTGCTTTGTCTATCTGCAGCAGGGCAAGCCGAACCTGATTTACCGGCCGGAGGACATCATCTGGCTGGCCCAGTACGATCCCGAGCAGCAGATCTACGGCATGCCCGACTACCTGGGCGGCCTGCAGTCGGCGCTGCTTAACCAGGATGCCACCCTGTTTCGGCGCAAATACTTCCTCAACGGCGCCCACATGGGCTTCATCTTCTACGCCACCGACCCGAACATGGACGATGACACCGAGGAGGAGATGAAGGAGATGATTGCGAGCAGCAAGGGGGTGGGGAACTTCCGCTCGATGTTTGTGAACATCCCGGACGGCAAGCCTGATGGCATCAAGTTGATCCCGGTAGGGGATATCGCCACCAAGGACGAGTTCACGGCTATCAAGGGGATCACCGCTCAGGATGTACTGACTTCTCACCGTTTCCCGGCTGCGCTGGCCGGTATCATTCCGACCAATGGCGGGGGAGGGCTCGGGGATCCCGAGAAGTACGATGCCACCTATGCCCGCAACGAGGTGCTGCCGCTGTGTGAGCTTATCCAGGATGCCATCAACAGCGCGGGACTCCCTCGCTCCCTCTGGGTCGATTTTCGGGAGAATATCGGTTCAACTGTATAAACAAACAGTGTCCGCTGTGGCAAGATAGGCTGTTGATTTGGATAGAAAAGGGGGCGTAATGCGGGTTTATTGCAAAGTGTGTGGCCAGCGAGGCCGCATTACCAAGACTAACCGACTGAGCGATGAGGTATCGGATCTCTACTGCCAGTGTACCGATGCCGAGTGTGGCCATAGCTGGGTGGCCACCTTGTCGTTCGCCCACACCTTAAGCCCCTCGGCCAAAACCACCAACCAGCTGGTGTTGAGCTTGATGGGGTCACTGACGCCAGAGGGGCGGCAGATGGTATTGAAAGGACTAGGGGCGCAATAGTGCCCCTGGTTTTCTGGATATTGCATTCAGAAGCTGTCATAGACACAATTTAAATTGCCATAGGTTCTCCCTTCTTAGTGCCCCCTGCTTTGCTGACCTACGTCAAAAAAATAACTAAAAAACGGGCCTGTTAGTATGTTTTACTCACTAATCAAGTCCGCGTTTGATAGCCTATTCATCCGAGCCCCCTATTACTCCAAAAGTTACCGAGGTGTTGCTGATGGTTGTATCTTCCTTCAATTTTATTAAAAGCAGCTTCTTGGAACCTAGAACCCTGTGTGATGGTTATGCCTTTTCTATAGGTTGTATAATAAATGAAACTGTTGAATAGATAGACTCTATATATTGGAAGGCTAGTTATTCTTGGTTTCTTTTGGGGGTTAAAAGAACGTAATGTTTTTTAGTCTTAAAAGTTTCAGTAATATATGTGCGTCATTTTTGAGTGTTAGATGACTCATAAAGATAAATTTATATGATGGTGGGATGAAACATGAAATATGCAATCGAACTTGGGTTTAGTACAATTAATAATTATGCTGTAATTAGTGACTATGTCCCTGGACAATCTATGCAACATGCAGGTATCAAAAATGGTGATTCAGTGCTCCTAAGGTTTGAGGATGTATGGATAAGCGTTATCTCTGTTTCGCAAGTAAGCCACGGTGTTTTTCAAGGTAAAATAGATGGTTTTGAACCAATAGGTGTTTCTTTTAAAACATTGAGTTTGGGCGATGATATCTCATTTAATGAGACACATGTGTTTGTTTGTGTAAGAAAACCGTAAGCTTTACTATTGGTTTCACTGTGGTTAGGAACAGTAAATGGATTACGTATTAATAGGAACGGTTATACTTTTAGTTGGAGCCAGCGTCGTGTCTATTAAACGACATATAAATCGCTGTATTGAAATGGTAATGACAAATCAAAGGTTGGTAGAAAAAAACTTAATTGGAGAAAATGAAAAGCTGAAAGAGCAAATTGATATGCAAACTGAAGAGCTATTTATTATGATGAGATACGTTAAAGTCTATAAAGACATGGAAGGCTATAGAGACTTCAGAGAGCATTTAAAAAATGCAATGTTTATAAATGGTACGGATATTTATGGGGATAAAAAGTCATATTAAACATATTCTAGAAATCTTCGGTAATATGTGATTTTTAGTTGTTAACATGATTTTGAGTGTGATGATTCTGCTTGTGCAGAGATATGGTGATAAACAAATGAATAAATCGGTCGTTGATGAATATTTGGTTGATTTGTATTTAAGGCTGAATGGATACATTACAACAGGGTTGATTATTCACACCCCAATATGGGGGCAAACATCTACAGATATAGATAAAATCGCGATAAAATATCCTCATCACAACCAACAAGACAGACAAGTAGCATCATCAGAATTCATGGTTTCTTCTGCTGCTAAAATTGACGTGATATTCTGTGAAATAAAAAACCAACCAGACAAGCTAAAGTTTAATAAACCAATAAAAACAGATCCTAATGTTTTAATTTCATCATTGAGTTGGCTAGGGATGATTCCTCCTGATGAAATAGATGGGTTAGCGCAAGAATTAATAGTCATGTTCCAAGATGATACCAATAGTGCTATCGCAAAAAAAGGATTCTCTTGGGGAGAGTATAATTTTAGAGCATTACTTTGTTGTCCTAATTTACACAATGATACTTTCTCATGGGCGTTAAGCTCGGGGGAGATCTTTTCTTTTATTTCTAAATGTTTAAATCCTCATGAGCGCAGAGACACTTGTTCAACGAGATACAATTTCAATCAATGGGGCTATGTTACAGCTGATATAGTCAGATATTTCAAAGAAAATGACGATCCTAACATTGATGGACTATACGATGAACTACTCAAAAAATTAGAGTTAGAATAGCATTAATTTGGTGCGAGCATATTATCAAGCTCCATAAATTAATGGTTGCCAACTAGCCCCCTGATGTTTTGCCGCAGGCAGGGTAATAGATTTAAGAAGGGGGCATTATTTTTGATAACTTGTCTTACATCGGAGACAGTAAGTGAGCGTCTTGTTGAGTTCATTCGTCGACCAAACTTCAAGAGCCTCAAGATTTAGAGAGCAAACCTTGTAGTACCCCTTGTTGTTAATCTTTGTTGTGTAATTGGTTTGAGTGGGACTAGATAGAAGCTTATGCTTACAGGAATGAACCATCGGGTATTGGCTCACGTGGCCTTGATGATCAACATTCAGGATATAACCATTTGGATTAGTCTGGACCCATCTTAAATAGCCCTCTTCATCATTCTTAAATACCTTGACGACGCTTTCATTCATTATCATTTCCTTATCGCTTGGTCCGGTACTAGACCAGAGCCCTTTCAGCAGAAGGTAAGTCATACAGATTTAAATATCGTTGGATATCGTGGTTGTATCGATATAGTAAATGATGCAACGTGCCCAGTCACGTTCCTTTCCTTGTGGATGTTCGGGCTTAGAGCGATGTCCAGTGGATGCTTATGCTGCTTCTATGGCTGCTCTGGGAAATGGCCACCGGGGACTATGCCATTCATGACTTTTGTGGTCAGCAATGGCTTGAGGGAGAGGGGGGAGGCCAGTGCGCTCCGGTCGATAGATCCGGCGCATCATGGCGATGGCCACTCCTCTGATATGCGGTGTTTGTTCTTGTAACCACTCAAGCATCAGATCCTGTGACCATGCCGGTGTGCCATCAATCTTGAGGCCCATCCGATATATCTGGCATTCCAGTGCATCATATTGTGGTGCTGTCAGCGATTTGTAGGTATGCGATGTATCGGGCAATTCGCTCTGCAGGGCTTCCAGCTTGGAAAAAAGATCAGTCACAGGCTACCTCGCTCATCAGTTCATCAAACAGTGGACTAGGCGCATCATATTGCTCTGCGCGGTCTAACTTATCCAGCACGCGCCAGAGTTCACATCGATACGGATTAGGCAGAGCAGCGATCCACTGATGGCATGCCTTGAATCCGCAGGCGTTGAACAGCTCGTAGCAATCCATTACCAGTGTCGGCCAATGTTCATCCTCGGGAGGAATAGTGTCGGGCTGTTCGTCCGGTTCTGATACACCGACCATGGCACGTAGCCATTCCAGCTCTATCAAGGGCTCGTCATCGCCCGATGGGACCATACGGCTTGACTGTACCTGTCCGTTCTCCAGCCAAAGGGTGAAACCGTCCGAGCTGACACTGGCCCCAGCCCGTAACCGGTTGATGGAGAAGGACGATAAACCCCATTGATCTTTCATGATCTGCTCTGCGAAAGCCTCGGGATCGGGCCGCGTACAGTTATTGTCAGAGCTCCAAGGTGCCGGGCTGTCGCCCGCCTGAACCTCAACCCCCCTCGCTGCAGCCTCGGCGGCTTTCCTGGCTTCATGGGTGCCGGCGGGCACAATTTCCCACCCTTGCAGGCGAGTCTTGATGCTAAGGCGAGCGGAGGTAATGCCCATCAGGCGCTTGATGTCTTCGCCATAGCTGTTGGCCTGTTCCTCGATAAGGTGGGCCAGCTTGATGGGGTGTTCGGCACGGGTCGCCAATGCACCGCCCATGGCGTGCAGGTAGCAGCGAAAGATGCCGTTATCAGCGGCAAAGCGGGCGGCCTCAAAGCGTGGGTCTTGCAGCACTGGCTTGGGTGGGCCAACCAACTCGGCATGCTTCTTGGCGTTGCTGATGCGGCGCAGCTCGCGCCATACCCCGACTGGGGCGCCGCCGATCTGCTGGAAGGTGCGAATGCCCCACCAACTGGCCCAGGCGACGGCATGCAGGGCGCCCTCATCGGCGGCGGTGCCAGCCTCTTCGTCATCGTCCAGGTAGGCGCCGTCGATGTTCTTGGCAATGTATTTGGCGATATAGCCCGCGGCATCCCCCTTGGCCGGGTCTATCTCTTTCCAGTCAAAGCGGGGAGTAAAGTCGGTAAAGGGTGGGGCGCCCTTGATATCCCGTACCAGCTCGTCATGGTCATCGGTCAGGGCATAGCGTTGCAGGATGCCGATCACCCGGTTGCGATCTTCCGGGCGCATAAATAGCAGCAGATGCCAGTGCGGGGTGCCGTCGTGGTGAGCCTCGCACACGCGAAATCCATAAACTGGGGCGTTCCACCGTTTGAGGGCGGCTCTGGCGCGGCTCCAGAGCTTGGCCAGATAGGCGCAGGTCTCCCGCGGCGTGGCCCCTTGATATCGCTTGTTCTCTACCGCTTTGCCATTGTGCTTTTGTGTCCAGGCATGAAAGCGGCTCGGGGCTGTCCAAGTGAAGAAGACCCCCACATGACCCTGCTCCTCGGCATAGTCATTGAACCCCCTCGCACGCACCATCATTTCGTTGCGGCGGTTCACCGGGTTGGCGTTGCTGGCCTCCCAGCAATCCTTCATCGACACGACCAGGTCATACTGCTCGTTGACCACTTCCGACTCGGCCAGCCAGCGCATCATGGCCCGCTTGCGTTCGCGCACCACCTTCATGGTGGCGTTCGATACATAAGCCGACACGCCCTTGCGTACCTTACCCAGCAGAATGTTGATCTGCTCCTGCAGCCGATCCCAGCAGCGGTTGACGCGCTTCTCCCACCACTTGGCAGAGAGCAGACGCACCAGCACGCTCAGGATCCAGTTATCCCGCACCGCGTCGGATTTGAATTTGGGCATCTTGCCGATAAAACCCCATTGGTCGGCCGGTTGACGCATTAGCTCCCAGGTCTGCAGCAGATCCGGCTCGGCGCCCTCTTTGATGCCCTGTTCGATGTTCTTGTATATGGCTGCGATCTGGTTGGCGAACTGGTGGGCCACCTTCTTGCGGCCATCTTCATCGCGCATCTCTTTCGGGTTGACCGGGATGGAGTGGAGCAGCTTGCGCACCCATCGGGTTCGCTCGCGTAGCCAGATATTGGCAGAGCGACAATGCTCGAAACTGCAATCTTTGCGGCGTCGCGCGTACTGTTTGAAGAGGTCGCGTGTTAACTCGGGGGAGAGGCCATCAAGCAGCTGGATGGCCCAGAGCAGATCGTATTGGCCACGTGGGCCGCCGAAAACGGCGTCAAAGTTGACGCCGGGCAGAGAGTTGCAAAGGGTGTTGATGCGCTGCTTCTGTGCTTTTCTCGATAGCGGCAGCCGGGTGGTGAGCTTGGTCATTCGTTAAGCGGATAACTTCTTGATGCGAAACAGGCATCCACTGATGCGCTGCTGTGCATGGGTTTTCATTCGACGGGCGGCCGCACACTGGCGCAGCAACAGCTGGATACTGACGCGAGGGCGGATTGGTAGTCGACGCGCATGGGCCAGCTCCCGTTGATAAAGACGCAGCCGCGCTGCGTCTTCCCGATAGGTCTCTTGCCAGCGATACATCTGGCTGGTCAGTTCCTGCTGCAGGTGATGAGTCACTTGATCACCTCACCTTGCCCATGCAGTGGCGCGCACTCCTGCCACCACTCGCCGATCTCTTTGGCCAGCGCGGTTTCGCCCTGGCCCAGTGCCAGCCAATAGACAGAGCGCACCGCACCGAGCGCCAGCAGCTCCCGGGGGATATCCCGATCGCCTCTGACCTCACCGCCGGCAGCGATAAACTCGGCACGGGCTGCCAGCCAGTGGGTGGTCAGTGGGTTGTGTGCGGGGAGTGGTGTTGCATCTTCATCGTCCTCGTCGCCGTCATCATCGAGCAGATCAGCCGGGTTGCTGGTTGCAACCAGCTGCAGCTGGATGTATTGCTGGCCGGAGTAGACCCCGCCCAGGGCGATGCGGTTATCTTCGGCATTGGCGGCGAACATATCTGCCAGCAGCCCCTCAACGAGCTTGGGCGCCTGGCGGGCAATATTGATGGCATCGCTCATATCAACGACTCCGTTTCTTTCTGGTTAGCTTGTTGTAGCGTTCGTGGGTCATGAGCTGAAAACATCGAGCCCCACATGGTCTGAACAGGCGATACCTGAGGCCCACATCAATCACGTCGCCTCGTCCGGAGTGCAGTCTCCGGGGGCGTTGGTTGAGTAATGCAAGAGCCTTTTCCGTTATCTGATGCGGTATCTTCCCGACCGTAATGAATCCATCCATAGTGTTCTCCTGGGGCCACGAAGGTGGCCCCTTGTTGGTTAAGCCACGAGTTCGGTGGAGCCAGTCAACAACCAGGTACTGTGTTGTTTCAGCTCAGGATGATTGGCAATCAGCAGGAAGAGACCACCGCCAATTTCGCGGTATCCCAGCTCGTAGTTCTTGAGCGTGGTGGGCGGAATGCCGAGCTGAGCGGCAAACTTCGGGCGGCTCAGCTTCAACTTTTCCCGCAACTGGCGCAGACGCTTGGCGGCATGGTGGTTGAGTAGATTGATCTGGGTCGGTTGTGCGTTCATGGTCAGGCTCCTTGTGAAATGGTGCAGGGGTTGATGCGGTGAAACAGAGAGGCCCAAGCCAGCGCGGTGGAGCGCTCGAAAACCGCAATTCCGTCCGGATGTTGGCTAAGACGGGTGCCATAGCGGCCCGTCAGCTTGCGTTGTTGGATGCGAAGGTTGCGCAGTGCGCAGGGGATCGCTAAAGTTGCCATGTCGACTTCCTCATACGTTGTTGATAGAGGCCCGCTTGGAGTTGCCGCTCCGTAATGCGGGCTTTTTTATTGCCCAATAGGACGTGGTCCTTGCCCAGTCATCTGGCTTGCCGCCAGAACCGCGCGCTTCATGCGAAGTTTTGCCGCTCTCTCTTTCTTCTCTCTCTCGATATCCCCGATGGATCTGGCACCTGGTGCCGGGTGCCACACCTTGCGGTCACAGCCGCCGCGAAAATCGCTCTGATACTCCAGTGCGATCACTGCCAACCTGATCGCTTCGCGCCGTGCATACGGCAGGGCCGACAGGGTTGCTGTCATCAGCTCGTTTCGCGATTGGCGGGCGATTGCACAGATGGCCGCTTTCTTGGCCTGGCTCAGTGCCAGCCAGTCGGTGTCCAGGCTGGAGCGATGTTTGCCGAACATCTCGCGCAGCAGCATGCAGCCGGCGGTGTTCATGGCCACCTGTTGGTCTGGCGTCAGGCCAGCCAGGTTGCGCTGTTCATGGTCAATGCGTTGGGTTTGCATGTGTTCCCCCCCTTTACATGGTCATGGTTTGCATCAGGATGTCTGACGCACAGGCCAGGGTTGGCACCGCCTGAAAGCGGGCCTCAATGTCGTGGATCAGGATGGCGAGTGACCCCATGGCAGAGGTGGCAACGCTCACCAGGGTGTTGCGCTCCGAGCGGGTGATCCGGCCCCGATCTGTCAGCTCCAGCGCTCGCTGGCCAATGCTGGCGATCTTGGCGTTCAAGTCGATGGCCTGGTGGGGCAGGGAAGGGGCCCGTTCTGCCTGTGGGATGGCCACGGCAGTAAGGTCGCATTCCAACAGCAGGCCATCGAACAGGGTCTCGTCCCCCTCGGTGGCGTGATAAATGGCCACCAGTTCCCGGGCGGTGAGTTGGTGCGGTTGTGCCGGGTTCAGCTTGTTGCGTAGTACCTGCTCACCGATACCTGCAGCACGGGCGACCTCGGCCAATGAATGGCTGGCGGCAAAGCGCGAACAGGCGGAATCGAAATGCGGCTGTTTGGTGGTGCTTTGTTCAAACATGGCTTTCATCCCTTTGCTTGCGAGACACTCTGGGTGCGCGAACAGGTTTCGGGGCCGGCTCCAGACCCGGTTGATTCATGGCCTGCTGGGTGTAGAGAACCAGGTTGATCAGCACTTTTTCAGAGCGGCCTTGCTTGGGCATGATGGGGATACGTCCGGCCCGCACGTAGTTCTCGATAGTGCGTTGGGTCAGGCCGGTACGTTCAGAGAAGCTCTCGACCGTGCAAACTGGGGTGTCGATATAGATGGGGGCGATAATCATGGATAGTTGCCTCCTGCGAGTTCAGTTACGCGCGGCCTTGCGCGGTGTGCTGCTGATCGGCTTTCAACTTGCCGCCGGTCAGGACTTCGATTTGGTAGGAGCGCAGTTCCGGGACTTTCTCTTTCCATTGAGAGATCGCCTGTGTCTTCACGCCCAATGCCTTTGCTAAGGGGGCTATTCCCCCAAAGTGAGCTACTGCATCTGCTGTTTTCATGGTCGATAACGCCTTGGTTAACTAACTTACGAAACTTACTTTACGATCATAAAAAGCGTTAGCGCAAGTTAATTTACTCAAAAAGTAAATCTAGTTACGTAATTTGGGGTGTAATCTCTCTTACATGAACGTAAGCGAACGCATTAAGACCCGGCGCTCAGCCTGTGGGTTTACACAAGATCAGTTAGCTGCCCGAGTTGGTGTAACTCGGGTGGCTGTCAGTCATTGGGAGAGGGGAGGTGCAGAGCCAAAAGGACGTTATCTCAATGATTTAGCCGAAGCCCTTGGAGTGACTGTAGATTGGTTGTTGACGGGAAATGGCACAGGTTCCGAAGTGTCACCAACTCAACCAGTCCCAGGGTTCCACAACGTTGAACCGGCGGTAATACCACAGGGCAAGCGGATCCCGGTGATCAGTTATGTGCAGGCCGGCCACTGGCGTGAGATGTGTGAACAGGCCACTACCTTTGACGGTAATGTCGAATACGTATCAGCAAGCGGCGAGATCGGCCCATTCGGTTTTGGCCTTTGGTTGCGTGGCGATTCCATGTTGCCGCAGTTCAAAGAGGGAGATTTGATCATCGTTGACCCCGACGAAGCGCCGCAACCCGGGGACTACGTTGTTGCCAAGAACGGCAGCAATGAGGCCACTTTCAAAAAGTACCGGCCCCGCGGCATCGACGAGAACGGCCAAGAGGTGTTTGAACTGGTCCCCCTCAACGACGATTACCCCACCATGCACTCCGACCGGCAGCACATCCAGATCATCGGCGTGATGGTTGAGCACAGAATTTTTAGAAAGAGACAAGCAGGGCGCTAATGCGCCTGTTTGCGTTTACAAGAGTATCAAGAGCTTTATGGCGATTTTATGCGGTTAGTTTAGTGCTTTCATCAGAAAAAAAACCATCAGTGGGAAGCAGAGAAATTTAACCAGCAAAGCCAATGCATCAATGAAATTTGCTATTGCAATAATAAGTTCTATCACTGACACCTTCATACAATGGGAAAGAGTGGTTGATGAATAAATTTCGTTACAAAGAGCCGGAGAGTCTAATCCTGTATGTATATGGCAATGATCATACGCCGCTCACTAACATACTGAAAGAGGTACAGATCGAGGCTAATGCTCCTGTTAGCCTGTTTAGCAACGGACCTCAGTTTCTCATCGAAATCTTCGATTGGATATCAAAAAATCCGGTTCAGGTTGGAGAAATATGTGGAGTTCTGGTTGCTTTTATTAATCGCCATCCCAAAGCTAGCCTGACCTACAGTATTGATGGCAAGACTGTCAAGGTTAATAATATATCTGCTAGATCTGCTGTAGAGTTTGCGAAAGAGCTCAGGCAGTCTGATATTCGGACGATCTATATAAATATGGATGACAAGAACGAAAATACAATGGATGAGAAAAATGACTGAAAAACCTAAAACTATCTCGACCGAAACTACAGTATCTTCTTCGGATAAATCACTTAAATGTGGTCTTATTATGCCAATAGCGAAGAGTGAGAATCTTGAGCCAGAGCACTGGCGTCAAGTTCAAAGTATTATTAAAGAATCACTAAGTGATACAGAGTTTCACGTTAGAATGGTTAGTGAGTCAGATGACGTTGGTGTTATACATAAGTCCATTGTTCAGAATATATATCAAGATGATATTGTCATCTGTGATGTGAGTACGCGTAACGCAAATGTGATGTTTGAACTAGGTATGCGCCTTGCTTTTGATAAACCGACAGTAATTATAAAGGATGATGTTACGGCGTTCTCGTTTGACACTCAAATAATTGAACACGTGATGTACAAACGGGACCTTAAATATTATGACATTATTGATTTTAAAAATAGACTTCGAGAGAAGGTCATAGCTACATACCAAAGTTCGAAAAGTGAAGGATACTCAACTTTTCTCAAGCATTTCACTATAGAACGTGTTGCGAAGTTAGATGAGCGCACCGTAGGCCGTGATGAATATCTTATGGAAAAGATAGACAGAATAGAACATTCAGTAAACTCACTTGAGCGAGATATGAAGTCAAATTCTCGTCGAGATCTTCTTAGACGAGCCTTAGGTAATGCGATAAATGATAGCGCTGAAAGCAGTATAGAAAAGCTAGAGTTTCTTGATTCCTTTGTCTCTGACTTTAAGAAAAGTCTTGGTGTTTCTTCTTCTGCTAAACTAGGTTTTAGTGGAGATTCTGTACGTGAGTCAATCATTGATGATTGTATGAAATATATTGTTGATAATCATGGGGTAGAATTGTCTCCCTCTATGAGAACATATATTGCAAACCGACTATAAGGCGTTAGTTAAATTAGTATGTTAGTGGTTTAATATTTAGCTACTATGTTAGCACGAAGCCACACGACTATTTTAAGGTTGGTTATGAGCTTCACTTAATGTATAGCGGTACCGCACTCAAACATTGTCAAAAGCCACTCTTAACTGTATGTAATTACAGTGGTTGAGTGGAGGGCGTATGGCAGTAAGAAAGCAAACATCTGGCAAGTGGCTTGCCGAGATCTACCCAGAGGGAAGGCCAAGCAAGGATAATCCCCACGCGCCGAGGCTACGAAAGCAGTTTGCCACCAAGGGCGAGGCGCTGGCATTCGAGCGCTTTGTGCTGGATCCGGATAAGGGCAAGCCTTGGCTGGAAGGGCAGGGGGAACCGGCCGATGGCCGGCACCTCTCCGATCTGGTCGAACTCTGGTTTGGCCGCCATGGCCAGAGTCTGCGTGATGGTGAGGCACGCAGGTCCAAGCTACTGACCGTGTGCCATTCCCTGGGAGATCCGCTGGCTGTGAACTTCACCGCTCGCGATTTTGCCGCCTACCGTGAAGCTCGCCTCTCGGGCGATATCACCGATCGGCGTGCAGTCAACCAAGAGAAGCAGGGCGTCACACCCAATACGGTGAACCGCGAACATGCCTACCTGCGCGCGGTATTCAACGAACTGAAAAGGCTAGGGGAGTGGCAGGGGGAAAACCCCCTTGATGGTCTGCGGGCCTACAAGGTGGCCGAGGCCGAGCTGGCCTTCCTTTACCCTGACGAACTCAAGCGCCTGCTGGTCGCCTGTGCTGAAAGTCCAAATCCCGACCTGCTGTTGGTGGTTAAACTCTGCTTGGCCACCGGTGCCCGTTGGTCTGAGGTGGAAGAGTTGACCCAGTCCCAGGTATCCCCCAACCGCATCACCTTCACCCGTACCAAGAGCAAGAAAAGCCGTAGCGTGCCCATCAGCCCCGAACTGTATGCCCAGTTGCCCAGAAAGCGCGGCCGTCTGTTCGGTGACTGTTATCGAGCCTTCGAAATGGTGGTCGAACGTGCTGGGCTGGAGCTACCGCTCGGGCAGAATACCCACGTTCTGCGCCACACCTTCGCCAGTCACTTTATGATGAACGGCGGCAACATCCTGGTGTTGCAGAAGATTCTGGGTCACTCCACCATCGCCATGACCATGCGCTATGCCCACTTTGCCCCTGATCACTTGGAGGATGCTATTCGCCTAAATCCTCTTTCTGTTTGTGGTTTAGAATAATTCGGGTGGGGTTGAGGCTGAGGGGTTCTGATGAAGGGAACTAGGTCTGATATCGAGTTGTGTGAAGCCCTCTCAGGGTTTTTCGTGGATAACGAAGTTGACTATCGCTACATTGCCAAAGTAGCCAAGACATTTCCCATAGAGCATGTGGAAAAAGTGTTGTTCGAATGGGTTGCTCCTGTCTGTTACACCAACATGTTGACCCCTGTCCCTGAGATTTGGAGCGGCTTTGAAAGGGATCGGCTTTGGCTTGATATCCAGACCCTGCTGAAAGAAGAATCCGAAGCAGGTCTTCTTAAGAAAACCACCATCAACTTGCGGCAGTTTTATCTGCGTCGGGAGTATGCCGAGGAGTGGGGAAGGCTGCAGAGAATGCTGTCAGGTGGGGGCTGAAAGTGGCGACAGAGTGGCGACAAAATTTTAAATGGGTGGTCATTTTTGGCTGTCATTGGTTTACTAACTCTTTGATTTTTATGTAAGTGCTTGTTTTCTCATAGGGCTGAATCAGATTTAAAATCCCTCGACGTTCGCGTCGTGCCGGTTCGATTCCGGCCTCGGGCACCATTAAAATCAAAGACTTACGAAGGCCACTAGCGATAGTGGCCTTTTTGTTTTTCCCCGTGTCCACGTTTGGTCCACACGGAATTTTTCTAACCTACTTCCGGCAGGTCTTCGAGCGTCACTTCGAGGTTGATGTTGTTGCAACATGTATCCAACCTTCATGGTCTAAGACGATGTGGTTTCTTGTTCTCTCAAGCCATATCAGGCAACCTCATGACATACCTTGGGGTATCTAGTGTGTACTGAGGAAAATACTTTCAACCGCGGCCAAGCTTTGTCCACTCTGGCCTGACGCTACCTCTTTGTTCTCTTCTGCAGGTGAAAAGCCTCCCATGCTGATGCAGGAGATGCTCCATCCGATATCGTTACCACAGGTAAAATTACAAAATGACCTGTGAGAAGGAACTGTGTTTGCCGGTCGATAAATTAGGCATGTACGGCCCGTCTGAAGTATCGCTATGGCGTTAAGGATACTCAGCTCGCACCAAAATGTTTCTCTCTCAAAATAGCTAGGTGAAAACGAGCTGAGGCACGACGCCTTCTGGCTGAAGGGGAAGATGAGTGGTCTAATCATCCCATTACTTCCCTGAAACCATGACATGGTTCACATAATGTGTTTTGGTTATAGCCTACGATGTCAGCTAGCGAATGCTAGTCAGTGGTTTGTATTTTGTGAGGAATGCAATATGTCACTTTTAGTTAAGGATAGATTTGTAGACCGTCATTGACCCGACTTTACCGACTGCGGAGTAGTCGCTCACTTCAGTAATCTATTAGTACTGCTCAAGTACGAGTGTTTTTTTCCAGATCACATACAGCGACAGTTTTTCTGTTGCCTTTTCCGCTATCCTTCCCTTTTATTATGCCTATTCGTTGTCATTCCTCACAGAGGCATAACAATGATCTTGATTAAACAAAATCAAGATATTACTTCCCTCCTGAAAAGTGATGGCAATCTGTCAGTTCGACTAATTGAGGCTGCATATAAAGTTATCGATAAGGTTTCAGTAATTGTTGGACTGGTAAAATTCGAGGGATTATTTTTCAGAAGATATCGAAAAGGGAAGCAGATTTCTATTTCAGGTTGCACAGAGAGATTGAATTTATCAAGACAGCGGATTGTCCCTTTACTAAAACGAATGGAAAGAAAGAGCTAGGTTAAACAAAAGGAGATTTTTCATCGTGCCATAAGAGAATTTCATAAGTATTCATAACTGCTTAACAAAAGGAACCATGATCTTCTCGAAGGGAAAAATGATGCCAATTTTTTTACAGTGAAGGAGGAGTGAAAAATGTCATCAGAACATCCCGGAGAGCTAAACATCTACTTAAGGAAGGTATCTATATTATTGGGTTCTCTTTTCCAGTGATACCCATAGAACAGGCCCGCATCCGTATCCAGATATCGGCTGATCACAGCCGTGACTAGTTGGACAAGGAAATCGCGGCCTTCATTAGAATCGGCGATGAAATGGGGAGTATCTGAATTTTTCCTTATCCTTATGGAGTAACATGATGAAAGCACTAAGTAAACTAAAGCCTGAGCAAGGTATTTGTATTGTGGACGCGCCCAAGCCTGAAATGGGCCATAACGATTTGCTGATAAAAATCCGCAAGACGGCTATCTGTGGTACCGATGTACATATTTACAACTGGGACGACTGGTCTCAAAAAAACATCCCAGTTCCCATGATTGTAGGGCATGAGTATGTCGGCGAAGTAGTAGATATAGGTCAGGAAGTTCGTGGCTTCAATATTGGTGACCGCGTTTCAGGAGAAGGACATATTACTTGCGGCCACTGTCGTAATTGTCGCGGAGGTCATCCCCATTTATGCCGAAATACCATCGGAGTTGGAGTTAATAGAGAAGGGGCCTTTGCTGAATATCTGGTGATCCCTGCCTTCAACGCCTTTAAGATTCCTGATGATATCAGTGATGATTTGGCCGCTATATTTGATCCCTTTGGCAATGCTGTGCACACGGCTTTGTCATTCGATCTAGTGGGGGAAGATGTACTGATTAGTGGCGCGGGTCCTATCGGTATTATGGCTGCTGCCGTTTGCCGTCATGTTGGTGCACGCCACGTGGTCATTACGGATATCAACGATTATCGTCTTGAACTGGCTGATAAACTGGGCGCCACCCGTACTGTCAATATCAACAAAGAGCGACTCGAAGACGTGATGGTCGAGCTTGGTATGACAGAAGGGTTCGATGTTGGTTTGGAGATGTCCGGTGTCTCCTCGGCTTTCCATGTCATGTTGGACACCATGAATCACGGTGGAAAAATCGCCATGTTGGGTATCCCCAGCGAGGGGATGGCGATTGACTGGAACCAAGTGATTTTCAAAGGTCTAATGCTCAAAGGTATTTACGGCCGTGAGATGTTTGAGACCTGGTACAAAATGGCGAGTTTGATTCAATCGGGATTGAATATTTCTCCCATTATCACTCACCACTATAAAGTGGATGACTTCCAGCAGGGTTTTGATGTCATGCGTTTGGGCCGTTCAGGCAAGGTTATTTTAAATTGGAGTTAA